GCTGACATACGCCACGCAGGGCTGTATCTATATGGACAAGGTTCACGCGATGAAGTACGCCGCGAACTCTGTCGGCGGTCGTGCTGTCGTGCTGTCATTCTTCGATTACGACACCTATTACTCGGGCGAGGATGGGGAGGGCGCAGAGACGCATGGCTTCGCAGACGAGGAGCGCATCAGCGTCCTATATCTCGGCGGGCATGCGCGGCAGACGGTCTGCGCTACGCACGGCACCGACGTCTTCAATCCGACCAGATACATCGGGTGGTCGCCCGAGTCGGATACGACCAGCTCCGCGCTGAAGGGTCGGTGCTACCTGCCAGTCGTACTGCCAGACGATTCGGGATGGGCCGAGCTGACCTCTGGGTCGTCGTCGTCTGCGCTGACTGTTAACGTCGGCGAGTTGACGTTGACGTCGGCAACCGGGACGGTGTCCTACAATATCGCAGAGGCTGCGGGCTACGGCGACGAGCGAGTCAACACCGTTGCCGTCCGGGTTCAGTGCGTCTCGGGCGGCTCGAGGACGACAACGGAGTGCGGCCTGATTCTTCGGGTGACCGACTGCGAGACGACGCCTGGCACCGTCAACGCATCCTTCAACCATGCGGTGAAGCTCTGCATCAACACGACCGGGTTCCGACTGCTCGACGAAGACGACGGCAGCACGGTCGTCGATGTCGACTTCGACATGACCGATCCGACGTGGATATATATCGCGCTCGCTGGCGGCAATGTCGCGACTGGAGAAGTCGCGCTGTTTTACGGCAGGGACCACGAAGAGCACGACACCGCTGGCGGGCTAGGTACGCAACGCCGAGCGCTAACTCCAGCGGTCGCAACCGATGGCATTATCGACCAGACGGGTGGTGGTGGCGGGTCGCTGACGCAGCGCTCTCGACTCGACTGGGGACACGTCAACACAGGCGCGGCAGTTAGCCGGTGGAGCTTCGTCGGCAGCAGCGTCGCTGGGCGAGAGTTCGCTCCGCGTCAGGGGCTCGAGTACGTCGCGACCTGGATCGGCGGGACGACCACCGACCCACAAGTCAGGGTCTCCGCGCTGAACTCGAGAGAATGGCCGACGGTTCCCGCACTACTCATCGACGGCGTCCGAATCTCTGCTGGCGATGGGCCAGGCAAAGAAGGAGACAAGTGGACAATCGAGCCACGCTATGACTTCGGCATTGAGAATATCGACACGACCAGCAACGCGAGCCCGCGCGTTCCGTGGCGGTCGAGAGAAGAGACGCCAGGCGGCTCGCTGACCGAACAGACAATCGTGTGGAGGCTCGAAGACAAGCACGCCGCGTGGTCGCTCGACTTCGGCAACTTCGCCTTCGGCGTCGTCTTGCTCAACTGCAACTTCAAGTCGGCGTTCCTCGAACGGTATTACTCGGGAGCCTGGCATACACTCGCAGAGCTGGACGCATCCATCGACCTCGACCCACTGACATACACACGCAACGGGTCCATCATCAGGCCGAACCCGTCGAGCGCTGCGACTGCTCCAAAGTGGCTGCACCGCAACGAGCTGGTGGGCGCGACGCTCGACATGGGGTCGGGCTCTGCGCTCGCGCGCTACAAGCACATCCGCGGCAACACCGAGGGAAGCTGGTACTCGGATGGCTCGGGTACTCTGCCGACTCGGAGCGCTCGTGTCATGTACGAGACTTCGGAGTTGTCAGCGGGCGACCCCATCTCGAGCGCTGCTGGCAGCGCTGCTGTCTGGCGGCGCAACATGGGAGCGGTCGTGTACAACTTCAATCCTGCCGTCACCATTGCCGAGCCTGTCTTGCGTCTTCGCATCCCCGCGCAAGCGAACGCGGACGGATACTTCCAGATCGGCTCTGTCATCATCGGCGAGGTCGCTGTCTTCGGTCATCAATTCGACCGAGGTCTGTCGTGGCAGACGATGCCGAACGTGCAAGACATCAGTCGACCCGACGGCTCGAGACGACCGCACAATCTCGGCCCCGTTCGACGCGCTGTCCAGCTCGCATGGTCGGAGACTGCCATCGACGCAACGCGCACCCAGGGCGGGCTATCAGACGACAGCGAGACGCTCGCAGGCACCGCGAACAATCCAGACTATGTCTCGCTGACTGCGTCGGGACTGCCTGTCGCGTCGAAGCATGACACCGTTTCGCTGATGGAAGGCATCGTCAGGCAGACATACGGCAGCACTCAGCCCATCGTCTTCATGCCTCGCCTGCCAGTTCAGAGCGGCTCGTCGATGGAGGTCGTGCAGTTCGCCGACGACAAGCTGTTCCTATACGGTCGCATCGACGGCGCGCATCAATACGAAGTTGTGCAAGGCAACGAGGGAGTCGATGAGGTTCAGCGACTGAACACCATCACCATCACTGAGGAAGTGTGACTTGCCCTTCCTTCCCTCCGAACTGATAGGCGGCGACCTCGAGTGGCTGTTCGACTTCGTCGTCAAAGACCAGACGCTCCGCTTCGCTCGCGTCCCGCTAACCGCGACGATTGCTGGCGAGGCGTTCGAGTATGTCGGCGGGCTCGAGTTCAGCGAGCAATTCGAGGATGGCATCGACCCGTTCGGCGCGACTCCCTCGGAGCGCACTGTCGAGATAACTCTCCACGCTTCGGTGCTTGTCAAAGTCGCGGAGGAGTTCAGTCGGGGCTATGACTTCGCGGCAGCCCGGGGGAAGCTCTGGCTATACGAGCGCAACTCGGAGACGGCTGTCCTGTTCCTCGATGGCGTCGTTCGGAACGGCGAGTTCGGAGGCATCGAGGAGTCGTTGACATTCTCGCTCGAGGAGGTCTTCGCAGACGATGTCGGCTTGTTCCCTCCGCAGCCTGCCAGAATCACCGAGACCACCTGGCCCAACAGTGTCGAGAAGAGTCGCGGCGAGCGGTATCCATGGGTCTTCGGGCAACCGGGGTATCAGTACGACACGAGCACCGCCGACACGCCGCATGGGTTCTCGTATCAAGTCCAAATGGTTTCGTATCACGACGCCGGTAGCCACTCGCTACTCATCGCGGGTCACCACATCGAGGCGACCCACGTCTGGATTGCTTGCGACGAGACTGGCTTGCGGGAGCGGTGCGCTGTGACGAACACGGTCGACGCGAACGGACATGCCGTTGCGCTCGCAGAGATGACGAACAACACGATCGGCTCGGGCACGAGTAACCATCCCGAAGTCGACGACACGTTCTTCTGCAAGTTTCACGACGACGGCGGCGGGCTGATGCACCCCGACGGCTCGGCGATGACTGGCGCGGGAGACGTGCTGCGCTATATGCTGCGCTCGTCGTCGCAGAGAATCGACCGCGGCAGGCTCGCCGCAGCCATCCCCAGGCTCAACCAGTACCGCATCGACGTCGCCATCTGTTGTTCTCCTGACAAGCGATTCTCTCCGTGGTCGTGGGTCGAAGACCATCTGTCCACGATTCTGCCTGTCTCGTGGAGAATCTCGGTCGGCACCGACGGCGGCTGGCATCCGGTTGTCTGGCCCTTCGACACTACCTCCCACGACGCAGTCGCTTCCATCACCGCGACAACCGAACCGAGGTACCACGAGTATCCGTCCCGCTCGTCTGCGATGGTTGCGCCGACAGCGTTCAGAGAGGGGCGCGCGTCCTTCTCGAGTCGAGACGATGTCGCGAACCACATCAGCATCGACTACCAGAATGACATCAAGGACGGCATGTATTGGTCAACGAAGACGCTATCAGCAGACCCCGCCGAGCTGGCTGCTGGCAGAGCAGGATCGAATCTCTACTGCCACACCTCGCGAACGCGATACAGGGACGCGAACAATCTGCCATTGACCGTGCCCCTCGAGCTGACATCCGATGTCGTCTGGGACGATGCGACAGCGGCGGCGATTCTGTCATGGCGCAGTCGCAAGCATGCGCTCCAAGCTGTTCTCGTTTCGTATACAGTCGACGCGGAAGTCGCTGGTCACCTCGAGCCAGGCGATGTATTGCTCCTGACTGACAGCGAGCTGGAGTTCTCGGAGTACCTGTTCGTGGTCGAGCAGGTAACATGGAGGTCCGACCGCTTCCTGTCGCTGGCGCTTCGCTCGCTGCCTGACGCAGCGCGAGACCTGGCAGGCGCGGAAGGCGAGGAGCATTGACCATGGGACTTGAAGCGCTCGGAGACGCAGGCATCGGCATCGTTGCTGCGGTGCTAATCATTCGAGAGGTGTTCTCGTTCCTCAAGGCTCGCGAAGCTGCGAGCAGGGGAGACGACGACGGCGACTGCGACGAAGCTCTCGGCAAGCTCAAGAGCATCGACACCAAGCTCGACGACATGTCCGCGGCGACGTTGCAGATGTCGGCGATACTGTCGCGCACCGACCCCGACGGATTGCCGCTCTGCTACACGCCGCGCAGTCTCGTCGCGACGCTCGAGAAGCTAGCGTCGAGCGTCGACAGACTCGGAGAGCGCGTCAGGTGACCCACCCCGTCCTCGACAGAGTGAAGCACATCGGGGGGGTGGTGTTCGAGTCAGGTGACTGGAACCTCAACATCGTCGGCATCAGGACCTGGAAGGGGGCAGCCAACAGGTTCGATGATGTCCTCCACTGTATCTACAAGGAGCGGGCGCAGTGGGTCGACAGGTGGTGGTCAATCACCACGGACCCAGGAACCTACTGGCTGAACCACCCGATGAACAAGCTCGGTTGCGCTGCGGTCGTTGCCGACAGGCAGTATCGTGGGGTCTGGAGGCTCGGGCTGCATCGTGGGAAGTACCTCGCACTCGTACAGCGTGGCTGTAATGATATCGCAGTTCACCGTGACGACAACCTCGACGCGAAGGTGGACTATCGAGCAGACAACATCGAGGTCGGAAACTTCGGCATCAACTGCCACCGTGCGACTACCAGACGAGGCAGGGGGTTGGTTCGTGTGGACAGGTTCTCAGCAGGCTGTCAGGTATTCGCTGACCCAGCAGACTTCGACACCTTCATACGACTCTGCAAGCGGCAGCGAAGCGAACGAGGATGGGACTCTTTCACATACACCCTCTTGGACGAGTGGAGCTATGACGACTAGAGCGAACCAGACCATGACCATCGGAGCGATCCTTCTCCTCCTTGCCTGCATGGCAGGCCTTGCGAGGCATCGAGCAGCAGACCCACCAGCCGAGGAGTCCTTGACTGCTGCCCCCGACGACGACGATAGTGCTGGTGATGATGACAGCGGCAGGTTCGACAACCTGCCACCAGCCCCGAAGGAGTGAATCGATGACCATCCCCGACAGACTACGCAGCCGGAAGTTCTGGCTCGCCTGCCTTGGTGCCCTGATGGGTGTGGCCCTCCCAGTCCTCAACGGGGAAGTGCCGCCCGAGAGTGGGCTGGAGGCTGCCGCCGCAGTCCTCGTTGCATATATCCTCGGGCAGGCCTGGCAGGACTCACAGAAGGGGGGCGACAGTGCCTCGTAAGCCAGCAGCCCCGAAGGTTGCGAAGCCAGCTAAGAAGCGCAAGCCCAGAGCGAAGAAGGTCACAGCCGCTGTGCGGCCCGCTGCTCGCTCGACCAGGAGCAGGAGACTGGACCACAAGCGGAAGGCTGCGGAAGCGATAGAGCGACACTCTGGACCTGTCCTGTCGCTCCTGGTGGATGTCATCGGCGACCTCAATGACGAGGTCGGCAACGAAAGCCAGGTCGAGCAGGACCTCGCGTGGGCTGGAGAGTTAGCTCACCGACTCGACCGGGCTGTCAAGCTGAACGACCCCTTGCTGGAGGCGTTAGACGGGATCGTCCTGTTCTTCGTGGCAGCGGCAGCAGTCGGCATCTACCGAGCTATCGAGGGCTCGAATAACCGCAAGGTCAAGCGTCTCGCCCGCCTCAAGGAGCGGCTTGCTAAGCTCGGGCCGTCCATGTCGTCTCACATGCGGCGGAACCTGGAGCGGCGAATCAAACGCCTGGAGGGCTAGGCCTCCGAACCTCCAGGGTGGCTGCGATGAGGTAGGCGGCATGGTCAAGGAACTCTTGAGCAGTGATGAGAGGACCCTCCGCAAGGAGGCAGCCCTCATGGTCATCGCTGCCGCACTCAAGGCACAGCCCATCCTTCTCTCGCTGCTGTCCGATTGAGGTCATCACTGCGAGCCGCAGTGTAGCGAAGCCCTCGTCAATGCCGTCATCGTTCCAGAGTGTCATGCTGTACGCTACTCCCCCAGCCACGCACTAGCAAAGTGACCCTGCCGCCTGCCAAGGTCGAGCCGCCTCAGTGTCTTGCCAAACCGTGTCACGCTGGTGCCGTCGAAGCTGTGCGCTCCCGCATCCATGCAGAGGTTGATCCGCTTCACACTGTTGACCCTCGCGACGTGGAAGTACGCGCCCTGCTCCTGCGCGAGCTGGCCCCACGCCCGCATTGTTTGCAGCTTCCAGTCTGTTGTTCCACCCAGGAAGATCCCGACCTCAGGCCCGATCAGGTGTCGAACGTCGGCGGGTGTTATTCCGTCCTGTACCGCGAGCAGTGGCGGGGCATAGTCGGACACCC